CCTACTGAACGGGCTGAACATACAGCTCCTATTCGTATTCTAGCCGCTGACGGTAAAACCAAGCAGATGCGTGAGGTGGAAATCACGAACAAATTACTCTCTTGGCTTAACAGTTGGGATAGTGCTCGAAGAAGTCGTGAGTCTATGTGGCTACAGATCTATAAACGCTACTTTAGTGTTGCTGAGAAGTTTAAAACCCCGTCTAGATCTTCAATTACTCAGCCTATGGCGTTTAAGATCATAGAAGCAGCTTTACCTAAGTTAGCTAACTCTATCTATGCCCAAGACAACAAATTTTTTGATGTTAAAGCAATTGATCCAGATAACATTGATGATCTTGCTCGTGCCGAAGCCATTAGGCGTTTACTGGAGCTTCAGTTAGACAAGGCTAGATTTTTTCCTAAGTTTTTAGACTTTACGAAGCAGATGCTTCTATATGGCACTTCTTTCATGAAAGTATATTGGGAAGTCAAGCATGATTGGGTTTGGGAACGTACTTCTCGTAGAGAGATGCAAACAATTGAAGGCTTTGAAATAGGCGAGAAGATTATATGGGATGAAGAAAAGAAGTATACGGCTACGAAGCGTCAACCCGGTCTTGAAGTATTGGATATCTTGGATGTCTATTTAGATCCAGATGCTACAGATGAACAAGGCGGTCGTGGAGTATTCCTACGGTCTTGGATCTCTCGTGATGAGCTGAAAGAGATGGCACAGGGTCGCTTCCCTGTCTACGGAAACGTAAACAAGCTAGACGAGGAGGTCGGTAGTGCGGAAGCCTATGCTGATTCAAGAGCAGAACGACTAGCTCCTAGAGGATTGAACACCAGTGCGACAAATCGCAAGGATGAAATAGAACTTTTAGAATTTTGGGGATCTTTAGACATCGATGGAGACGGTATAAAGGAAGAGTGTCAGATTGTTATTGCTGACAGACAAACAATCGTTAGAGCCATTGCCAACCCTTTCCATCACCAGAAGAGACCTATTGTCCGTGGGGTCATGTTTCCCGTTCCTAATGAACTATACGGGTTAGGGATGATTGAACCTGTCATTGGACAGATTGACGAATTAGATACCTTAAAGAGACAGCGACTAGATAACATTAATCAAAGTTTGAATGCAATGTGGCAAGTAGATCCTACGGCTGACGTAGAACTTGATACATTGATCTCAGCACCTAACCAGATTATTCTATCCTCACCGTTAGATGCCGTTAAGAAACTAGATACACCAGATGTAACAAGTAATGCTTTCAATGAAGCTGCTATTTTACAACAAGATATCGAGAGTGCCACAACTCCCGCTTCAGTACAGGGGACTCCGGATAGTGGACGTTTAGGACGCACTGCCAGAGGAGCCCAATTGATCATTGGGCAGGCACTTGAGAAATTTGGAATGTCTACAAAGCTTCTAGAAGAAATGACATTAGAACCAATGTTAGAGATGATGTATGCACTCGATCTTCAGTTCATCGATGATGAGGATGTTCTTCGTAGTCCTCTTCTGTATCGAGAAATTGCAGACCTGGGTTTAGCCCCAGAAGATATTCGTGCAAACATATCCTTCCAGATGGCTGGTATCTCTGACCTCGTAGGCTCAGAGGGTAAGATCAATCAGATCATATCCTTTATGTCTGTGTTCGGTAAAGTACTTGCGCCAGAGACCATTGGTGCTTTAGCAAAGAAAGTTTGGTCGTTGCAGGGATTTAGTAAGAATGAGATTGAAATTCAAGGTGCACAACCTGCTCCAGGCACAGAAAGTGCAGTAGACCCTAATATGAGTAATGCGATATTAGGACAAGCCACAAATCAGGGGACTTCAGCAGCCCCTCCCTCAGTACCACAATAACAGGAGGATCTATGGATAAAGAACAGCCTAAACATGGGCTACATAAAAATGTAGCTAGAGCAGCACAAGTTCGTGAGATGTGTAATACACCTGGATTCAAGATTGTACAGGAAGAAATTGAGGCCGAGTTGAAACGAGTCTCTGAGAAATTTATTGACGTAAAGACCGATGAACAAGAGGCTCTTAGACTTAGACAGGAAGCACAGGTTTGGGTTTCTTTACAAAGGATTTTAAAAAAAGTGATGCTCACAGGCGAGTTCTCAGCCAGAGCCTTACAGAATTTAGAACCCTCTACCGATCTACGGTAGACTAAGGTTCAAGGAGAACACAATGCAAGACCCGACAAACGAAGTTACCTCCCCCGAGGAACAAGTAACAGAGTCCGGACAACCCGAAGCCGAAATCCAGGCTGAGGTATCAAGTAATTCAGGTGCAGAGGAAGCAGTTGAAACCCCCACTAACAATGCTGTGGAAACTGAACCAGAATGGGATGCTAAGACAAGTTACGACGCACTTCAAAAGAACTACGACCAAGTTAATCACAGTTACGCCGAACTACGCAAGGAATTCACAAGACGTACCCAGAGTGAAAGTGAGCTCCAACGTAAACTCGATAACCTAACAGAGACGATTAGTAAGGCCACCGAAGTGCCGATTGACCCTAAGCAGTTTTTTCATGACTTACAGACACAAGGACCAAAAGCCATCGACTCATTGTTTGCCAAACGTGAAGCAGCACTAAAAGCTGATTTTGAACAGCAACGTATGGCAGATCAAGAAGCAATCACTCAAATGCAGTTTGAAACCGGAAAACTAGCTCGTCGTGCAGATGCGGCAAACTACCCCGACTTTCAGCAGCTCGAACCAGTAATGGCCAAGCTAGTAGCAGATGAGAAGTTGTCTCTCGATATGAGCGAAGGAGCAGGTGCTGTATTGGACACCTTGTACAAACTAGCCAAGAACATGAATGCTGATAAAGCTATTAAAAAAGCTCGTGATATCGGCCGTCAAGAAGCCGATGTCCAAGCCGCAAAAGAAGCTAACGCTAGAGTTGCGGGTGGTGGGAAAGCTGGCCCTATTGCTGACCCAAGTAAAATATCATTAGCTGAGCTTAGAGCTCGAATGATCGCTGAACACGGACTAGCAGACAATAACGGCCAGTAATCTAATCCTAAAAGGAAGACATTACTATGGCTAACACAATTGGAACAAACGCTGCGGTAGGTAATACATATACCGATCCAGGTAGATATTATGACCGTCGCTTCTTAGAAAGACTTGAACCTAACGTGGTTCTGAAACAATGTGGTGATATGCGCCCCCTCCCTCAAAAGAGTGGTACGCTTGTTAAATGGCATCGTTTAAACACGATTGCTTTGACAACGACCCCATTGACTGAAAATACAACCCCAGGCGAAACAACGGTTGGAACAGCAGAAGTCTCCGTTGAGCCCCTGTCCTATGGTGCGTTCACGAAGGTTTCTACCGAGTTAAACTTGAAATCTATCAACCCTATTGTTGAGGAAATCATGGATGCTCAAGCTGATCAAGCTGCTAAATCCTACGATCGCATTATCTTTAATGCTCTCGATGGAAACCTCACCGATCAATTCGGTGGTGGTGCTGCTTCTGAAATCACAGTTGCTGACACTGCGGTGTTGAATGCTTCTGAAATTCGTAAAGCAGTTTATAACCTCCGCAAAAACCATGTCCCTGGATTCGAAGGGAATATGTACAAAATGGTTATTGATCCTGCCTCACAGTTCGACATTCTGTCTGATACTGCTGGTGGAGGGTTAGTGGAAGCTTCTAAACAAACGACCTTTGACCATGTGATGAAGGGCGAAATTGGATCTCTTTATGGGGCCAGAATCGTTGTTTCAAATCACTTGCCAACAGGCACGGGTGCAACCGATGACACGTACCGAGCATTCTTGTTCGGACGTCAAACATTCGGTATCACTGAATTAGCGGCTCACGGAGTCAAGACCTTCAGATTCAACGAAGGGAATACCGAGAATCCTCTCGTTCAATATTCCACCGTTGGCTGGAAGTTCATGATGGCTGCTGTTGTATTGGAAGCTGCTCGTGGAATTCAGTTGTACACTGGATCTGCTGCAGACTAAGAAGTAAATTAGTTTTATCCTGCCCCTCCTTGTGGGGGGTGGGCTTAAGACTAACACTAAGGAGAAAGTATGCTTGCAGGAGACTTCCAAAAGAATCTCCGCAAACTCAACCCTAAGATCCGCATATACTGTGGTGATTGGGACACCAGGCCAGCTGGTATATACCATATTGTCAACGGTGAGTACACAGAGATTTGCGGCATAGATAAGCATTACATCCCTGAGAGAAGCATCAAAGCACCACATGGTGCACATATCAAGGGTGGATGGCGTAGAGCGTTACGAATACTGATTAACCAAGGGCTAGTGGATCGCCGTAAGGCTGAGAAACTGTTCCGAACTCGCTTACCATACAGAGTCCCTAAGAAGGGTGGACGTATGGTAAACAACTCACTGGGCATCCGTCCAGTATAATCCGAGGAGACTGAAATGAATGATATGCCACCATTGGGCTACTGCCCACAATGCAGAGAAATGAGAATAGCAGTAAGCGGAGTACCCACGTGCCTTAATTGCGTGAAACCGCCAAGACCTAAACATCTGGTGAAGCCGCCTAATGCAACTGCTGATCCAAGTGATAAAGAGTTCCGAAGTGTAGTAGGTGCTACGGTTAAAGTCGCTAAACCTATAGGGCGTACCGTTCAAGAGGCTCTAGACATCATGGAATCCTTACCGATGCCTAAAGACATAAAGGACTTTAAGAAGATACAGAAAGTAATTAAGCAATTAAAAGATTTAATAGGAGACACTAATGTCAACTGATACATTTATAGTATCCAAATCCGAGTTAGCAATGGACTTAGAAATAGGTGAAACGGGGACACTAATGATTCCTGTTGAGGTTATGTCTATCGATAAAGAAAGCTACACCATGCGTAAATTTGGTCAGATTAAAGCTGAAGGATCATTTAAGCCTGAATCTGTTAAAGAGATGCGTAGGAAGATCGGAGTAGTCGAAGATACCGAAGCACCATTAAACTCAGACGAGGATTAATCAATGGGTGAGATATTTCCCAAATACCCCACTGAGGTCTCCGATGGGGATGAGCCATCTTACTCACCTACTAAGACACACAAGTCCGTACTAGGGGTTGAGAGAGGCACACAGTATACTAGACGGCTAGAAATGGATGCCGATGGTAATGCTTATGTGAACGTGGCAGCGGATGCCCGTAAGGACACCCTGCTCTTCAGTGCTTCTTTATCATCTATAGCGGCCAGTACACCAACAGCGTTTACCGCCTATACCGCACCTAGCGCGGTAAAGATATATAAAGTTTTGATTACGGGAAGTGCCTACACAGATTTTACGTTAAGACATTTAGGCAGTAGTATTGGCAAGAAGCTAACCAATTTAGAAATGCAGGTGGAGTTCAGTTTTGACCAAGGATACGAACTAGCCACATCTGACTCAATGGATGCAATAGTAGATCATTGCGTTACTGGCAAAACAAAAGACTTTAATATTTACATTTACGGAGAGTAACATGGCACGAGAAGGTGGATACGAGATAGTTGAAGTCGGCCAAGTTGTACCAGATCAGGCCATGCGCTTAAAGCACCTACAAGTCAAGAAGCAAGAGGCCAGATCCCGTATTAACACAGCAAAACAAAGGATTGAAGATTTACGAGAGGGCGAGATAGCAAAATTGGAATATACAATTTTACACGCAGAAGCTGAATTAAAACAATTGCAAGAGCACGAGCAGAAGATAAAATCTGCCGTAGATACTCAGCCCAAGTAAAAACTAATAAAGGAGAAACAAACATATGGCTAGAGATCCAGTCAAAATATCACGTGATCTAGACGACAATAGTCTAACACATGAAGTATATGTGGGAATCACAGATGGAACTGAGCAGCTCTTAATCGATGCTAGTGGTAATGCTAACACAGTTGTTAACAATGCCGCAGGTGCTTCTGCTGTCAATATACAAGACGGCGGAAATTCAATTACTGTAGATGGCACAGTTGCTATCTCAGGAACTGTAACAGTTTCAGCAACAGACTTAGACATTAGAGACTTAGTATTCGCTACTGATAAAGTAGACATTTCAGGTTCAACCCTTGCAGCAAACTCAGGCGTTGATATCGGAGATGTAACGATTAATAATGCTGCTGGCGCAGCCGCAGTGAACATTCAGGACGGTGGAAATGTTATTTCTATCGATGACGGTGGAGGTTCCATTACAGTTGATGGTACCGTTACCGCGACCAATGATTCAGTATTAGTAGATGACTCTGCATTCGGCATTGCAACCGATTCCGTAACTGGAATGGGTGCATTGGCTGATGAAACTGCTTCAGATAGTGTTGATGAAGGCGATATTGGTCTTCTTCGCATGACCCTGGACAGAAAGCTCTTAACTCGCGTAGATAACGCAGGTGGTGCTTCAGCAGTTAACATTCAAGATGGTGGCAACGCCATTACGATCGATGGGACACTGACTGGTATCACCAATGATGTTAATATTGCCGATGGTGGTAATAGCATCACAGTTGACGGTACAGTCGCTGCTACTCAATCAGGTACCTGGAACATTGGAACCGTAGCTTCTATCACAGCAGATGTTAACATTGCTGACGGTGGAAACAGCATTACGGTTGATGCAGTCCAGTTAGACATTGATGACCTTAGTGCAACGAGCGATAACGTCGCGATCAGTGACGGTACGGACACATTAGCAGTTAATGGAGATGGTTCCATTAATGTTGTTGTGAGTGGATCAAGTGGTACAGCAATTGCTGACTACGACGCAGTTGCGGCATTAGCCGCTGCTGGTAGTGATAACCACGACTACACTGCCGCAGGTGGAGCTTTTTCACCTACCTCAGTCAGTGTTAGTGGGGAATCAATTGGTACATTTGCGATCTTAGCAAATGCAGTTGCTATCGCTACTCTACGCACCTCCGTTGAAAATCCGAATGCAGTGTACGAATTCCCTGCAGGATTCTCAATTGCTGACACGCAGGTATTGCGCGTTACTCGAACAAATGACTCCAACAAGGTTCATAACTTCGAAAGTACAATCAATGGCTCACAAGCCTAATATAAATTAAACTCCCTCCTCCCTGGGGGCTTCGGCCCCCTTGGAGTAGGATTTTCTAGGAGATATAATGAAACCTAACAAAGTTAGTAAACCAGCGAATGAGGTTAAATTGACATTCAACAAAGAAAAAGTAAACAAGTATAATGAGAGCTATGAAGAAACTCTCAACAATATCTATACCCTCGCAGCTCTTATGGCACAGGTGTATGGCCGTCTTGGATATCAGATAAAGATCCAGGAGCAGATTTTAGCTGAATTAAAGAAGGGTAAGTAATATGGCTAGAGAAGAAGCTAGAGCTAGAGTCATAGAAGATGCTGATACATTAGACAACATGAAGGTTAACCCTAATGGCAGTATTAATGTTGTTACTGTTGCTGCCACTGTACCTGATGCGGGTACTCCTATTATAGAAGATGCCTTTACTTCTGTTGCAACAG